GTCAAGAACTTTTTTCAGCATTAGAAAAGCGCGCCCTGCGCCGAAGTGCAAAAGCGAAGTGCAAAATCAACGTGTTGCCTGCGCCGAAGTGCAAAAGCGAAGTGCAAAATCAACGTGTTGCGCGCGCCGACCGCACGGAATCCCATTAGGAATATTATACCACGCGCGCATGTGGAAAGTCAAGAACTATTTTAAGGTTTTTCTGAGAAATTTGCGAAACTTTATAGATTTCAGAGGTTTAGCGCAGATATTTCGAGATTTTTGCAGGTTTGGGCAAAATAATTCTTGATTTTCGAGGCCGCGGACGGCCCGCGAGAGCTCTTTTTCACGATTTTTGGGAGCAAGAGAAAAATAATTCTTGACGAATGCTATATAGATTGTTATAATATGCGCATGAAAAAACAGAAGACCAAACCTAGAAACTTCGTAGCAAAGTACGCTAGACGTGTAAACCGCGCGGCAGTCCATCGTGACCGTAAAAAATACTACAGAAAAGATAGGAATTGGAAAAAAGACGTTGACAAGTAGGTAGAATGCCTGTATAATACTTGTATGAAAAATGAGGAAATCAACAGAAGAATCCAATTACTGCACGATGTAGCGTACTATGTTCTAGATAGCTATGGCATTTCAACTTATGTTGACATAGAGTTGATAGAGCCAGACGGAACTGGTGCGATTGCATATGCACAAAAAGATGATGATGATTTCTATTGCATTCAGATAAGCAAAGAGCATTTCGAGCAGGATAGTATACACGAAGTACTGACCAGCGTTTGCCACGAAGCAGTTCATGTTAAACAGTACGTTTTAGATGGGCTAGACTTTGAAGCAAACCACTGGAAGTACAAAGGCCAAAGGTATAACGATAAAGAAAGTAATTATCTGTTCTACCCTTGGGAGGTTGAGGCTAGAGGTTTAGAAACAGCATTTGCACAGACTTACATTGAGGAGAACAAAATTGAGTATGAAATTGCAGCCCAGCAGTAGGATTTTTAATAAACAAACAAAAACCTATACACAAAAGCATTACTATGCTAAGCAATATACGACCGAGGCGCTCTTCGAGATGCTGGAGTCTACTAACACTAAGCCAAAAATTAAGCATAAGGTACGAAGAGAATTACAACTAAGGAATAAAATCTAAGAAAATAAAAAATAATTCTTGACTTTCTTGCTAATTTTTGACATAATAGTTTCAGAAATTAAGGGAACCAACAAACAATTCTAACGGGAGATTTTATTATGGCAGAAGCCAACAACAACTACACTGAAGAAATGGTACAAGCAATGGTTGCAGACTACACAGAAGCACCTTCTCGAACTACTGTAGAGAAGCTAGCTGCAGAGTTTGGTAAGAGTGCTCGGAGCATTATTGCTAAGCTGTCTCACGAAGGTGTATATCAAGCACAGAAAGCCACCACTAAAAGAGGTGAGCCAGTAGTACGAAAAGAAGAACTCGTATCAGACATTGAAAAAGCACTGGGCGGAGAGTTTCCTAGCTTAGTAAAAGCTACTAAAGCTGATCTCCAGATGCTGCTAGAAGCATTGTCTGACTAACACTGGACGCACACACCTAGTGTCCAAGCCAGCGGTCGGGGCGTTGTACCGACCGGCCTTTATTACAAATAGTATTGATTTCGTAAACTCCTATGGATCGGTAAGTGTTAATACTATTTTTAATGGAGGAAGCCAGGGACTGTTCTATAGAATCTTTCGCCTAGTATGATTCTATAGTTAAAATTAAACAGATAAGGCAGTAAAGATTTCGGTAAAAGGGATGCCTGTCCGAAGCCTCCACCCTATTTATAGCAGAGTAGTAGCAGTCCGGTTAGCTCGCCAGCCTCATAAGCTGGAGGTCGGTGGTTCGAATCCACCCTCTGCAACCAACAACGAAAGGAAGTTTTTAAGATGATTACTATTGAGTATGAGCCCCAAAAGCACGCTAAGTATACAGCAGTAGAAAAGCTAACAATGGTTATTAATGAGGAATCGTCTAAGAACGAAGCGATGCGAGCCTTTCAACAGTTTTTGTGTGGTGTAGGATATGTTTTCACGATTGAAGAATTAGATGAATACACCTAAGTGAAACGGCTGCACTAGTTGTAGTCCCATGGAGAAAAGATGCGCCTCCTATCGGATCGGAGGTAAGCACGAACTGCCTGTTGAAAAGGGAATAAAAACCGTAAAACAGGGGAAAAACAGGATAACTTGTTTCACTAGTAGTACTCGTTCTGCTACTATAAATAAGAACGAGCGAGCCAAGCTGTAAGGGCCAACGATATAATAAAACACAGTCACTCGGGTTTTGTATACTAAGGGAGTGGGTAACAGGAAAGTATGCGGTGTTCTACACTACCCCGAGAGTCTTGAGAAGAGGGTGGTAACAAAAAGGAGAGTCATAGTACTAAGCCGAAGTAGAGATTGAATGGATGAAAGAACCGTCTACCAACACGGCATTGGAGGCCAGTTATCATAAAGTCGATCTAGTATGACTAAAAACAGGTGCTCATCGCCTGGAAGATGAGGAAAAAGGGTAGCTAATTTTTTAGCTGCCCTTTTTTTATTTCTTGACACCAAGCTAAAAATTTAGTAAAATATATGTATCTGGAAAATTCGACCAGACAATTCGACAAAAGGAAGTACATAAGTGTCAAACGTGATTGACTTTAACAAGGCAAAAGAAAGGATCGGTACGACTCAAACCCGCGAAGTCCACCAGTGGTCCGAAGACCAAATCTGGACAGAAATAGAGAACATCTCTGACGAATGTGACAGCGAGTTTACTACATTTCTCGAATTAAACAAACAACTTCTAGAATCTGTAACGTATATGGAAACCCTGAATATTTATTTGGGAGGTCTAATAATGTCTCACGGAAATAAGACAGGCGACTATGGTGCGTGGACGGATTTTTGGAAAGTTAAAGAAGCAGAAATGAATCAGCTTGAGTTAGATTTTAATGGAGATGATGAGTAACATGGGACGAGTCAATGATCTACAACTAGAAGCCTTTGAGATCTGTGATGCTCTTTGGGACGAAAGTACTGAAAGCATTGTAGAAGGCTTGAAAAAAGCTTTGAATATATCAAGCGGAACAGCTAATGATTTATATGAGCAGTACTGTGAGAATTTGAAGTACAACTATAGCGAGCACCTAGAATATTTGGAGAGTGAGTGATGGAGATTGCATTTGCTCTCGGATTTTTGATTGGATTTGTTATAGGTAAAATCAAGTGATGCCCGAAGATACTAATTGGATGGAGATTGAGTGGTAAGATATAGGATAGTACAAAAAGTAACAGGAGAATATCTATGAAAATAAATAAAGACTTTTTTAATACAACAGTGGAGAATGATGAGTTTTTTATTCTACCAATGGTATGTATTGATTGGTTTGACGGCTGGAGTATCCACTTTGGATTTTTATGCTGGAAAGGTTGGATAGGAATTCAAGTAAATGGCTAACTACACCAAGGAAGAGGTGGCACGGTTAGTACAGACTTACGAAAAAAATCCAAGCAGGGAGACAGTAGAGGCTCTTTCAAAAGACTTAAACAAATCCCTAAAAAGTGTGATAGGAAAGCTATCACGAGAAGGCGTATACCAAAAGAGTACTTATGTATCAAAAAATGGTGAACGACCTGTAACAAAAGAAAAGCTCGTAAGAACGATAGAAACACAACTGAGCGTGCCTGAAAACAGTTTAACAGGGCTAGAAAAAAGCCCAAAAGGAGTACTAAAAAACTTATGCGAACTCACAAAGTAATATTGGAAATTGAACTACAGGAAAGGGAAACTCCTGAACAGTGGCTAAAAAATACTCTAGGAAGTGTAAAATACACGAGAATTAAGAGTATTACTACGGTAGAGGAGGAACCAAAGAAGGTTTCGGGGAATCCGAAGAAGGCAGGATAACGATTGAATAATCGCGAACATGTGCAAGTTGAAAAAAGACGGAAAGCGGCGACGCTTTGGAGAGGAAAATTATGATTGTTATTAAATCATTAATTACTTTAGTTGTTGAGGTATCATTGGTTCAATCAATTGTTTCTAGCATCGTATCTTATATGGACACTGGCCATCTCCCTCTCTCCTTTAGTTCCGAGAGGGGATTAGGGCATTGCCATATAAAACATACGACACGAAAAAAGCGATTGAACCGTTTTATTGAAGAACTATCATACTCAACTTGATTTGAAATAAATTATACCATATATTTTGACACATGTCAAGCGACCGAAAATAACGTACTTCCTTATTGTAACATTTTGAATGCGTTTTAGCAAACATAAAAATGTTTTACTTTTATTTTTCTTGAAGGAGAATAGTGGAATAGGAGATAGTTTTGGATGGAAATACTATACTTTACCTTGGGATCTTAACTGTAGTAACCTTTATTTGGTTCATGGTAGATTCTGAGTAAGAAAAAGGGGCCTTTGTGGCCCCTTTTTTTATGACAGTATTGAGCAGATTCTTTCTGCTAAACTTTCAAACCATCTTTCTTTGTGCCCACGAGTCGTCTCAGCTGCGGTACCAATTCGAATACCACTAGTCTCAACAAAACTTCGAGGATCATTTGGAATTCCATTCTTATTTACAGTAATTCCATTCTCTTCAAGAAGATCTGCAGCCTCTCTTCCAGTGTGCTTTTTATCGCTAAGATCCAATAGAATGATGTGAGAATCTGTACCACCAGTAACACAGTTAAACCCTTCATCCTGAAATACTGCACACATTGCCTTTGCATTCTTCACTACTTGAGTTGAGTAGGCTTGAAACTCTGGTGTGTTTGCTTCGATAAAACACTGAGCTTTTGCTGCAATTTGATTCATCAAAGGGCCACCTTGTGTTCCTGGAAAGATTGCAGAATTAATCTTTCGAGTATAGTCTGGATTGTTCCAAAGAATAACACCACCTCTTGGGCCTCTCAGAGTTTTATGTGTAGTACTAGTTACAACATCTGCATAAGAAATCGGAGAGGGATAAACACCGCCAGCAATGAGGCCGCTATAGTGTGCCATATCTACAAGCAGTAACGCTCCTACACTATCTGCGATATCACGAAATGCTTGCCAGTTAATCTTTCGAGGGTAAGCACTCGCACCTGCAATAATCATCTGAGGTTTTACTATTAGTGCTTGTTCAAGTATAGCACCGTAGTCTAGAAATCCCTCAGAATCAACTACGTATGAATGTGCCTCGTATACTTTACCTGAAATATTTACATAAGCTCCATGAGAAAGGTGTCCTCCGCTAGCTAGATCCATTCCAAGAATACGATCTCCAGGTAGTAGAAATGCTTGGTACACAGCAGTGTTTGCATTTGCACCGCAATGTGGCTGAACATTTGCATACTGTGAGTCGAACAAAGAACACAACTCCTGAGTAGCAAGAGTTTCAATCTCATCCATATATTCGCAACCATTATAGTATCTTTTGCCTGGATAGCCTTCTGCATACTTATTAGTAAAGACGCTACCACTTAACTCCATGACACTTTCACTTGCAAAGTTTTCACTGGCAATAAGTTCTACAGTACTTACCTGTCGTACTTTCTCATTATTCAGTATCTCACGAACTCTACTATCCATTCCACTCATCTCCTTTTTGTATTTCCATCTTTACTTGTTTTCGAAACCTTTTATTATAGCGGCGTTTAATCTTTTTAAGCTGACCAGTGCTCCAGTTATAAAATTTACGAGATCTCTTATTTAGAGCATCCCACTCATCTCCTCCACTCATAGGAATTCTTTTCATGTTAGCTCTCTCTGTCTTATTTCGCTTAGAACACTAAAGGCCCAGTTCAGATCTGGAGCAAGTATAGCATCAATATACTCTACTTCAAGTTCTTTTGCTATTTCTATTCTTTGATTTCCTGCTGCAGCAATGTATGTTTTCTCAGGTTCAAACGGTAGGATACATTCTGGTCTTACATTCTGAGAACAACCGACATAGTTTTCAAATGAGTTCTCAAGCAGTACAATCGGGTATTTCATACCAACCTGTACAATCTGATCTCGAAGCTCTGAAAAACCTTTCTCTTGTTCCCGAAGACCTGCGTGAGCTGCGATGGAGCTCATGGGATAGGATGATGCTACCCAGTCTCTTGATTCAATCTCAAGACTGGGGCCAGTTATCATGAAGCTAGTAATCTCTTTCGTAAGTGCTTCCATGGTAAACCTCTCTGAATTTCTGCCGCCTCCCACTGGGCGTAGGACAAGTTATAAAATAATTGCTCTCGATCTGGTCGTTGTAAATCAATTACGTCTTGTGGGTTGTTTTGACAAAGTTCATAAGCAAAACTACTTGGAGAGCAGGCGATTGTTGGACAGCCGTGTAGTAAGCTGTCAATTGCAAAGCCGCTGCTGTAGCATACCGTACAGGATGCAGCTTCTAAAGTAGGAATTAAATTCTCGTAAGTTCCCTTCTGGAAGACCACATTTTCCATTGGCTTGCGAATCTTTTCCATGTATGGAGAGTTGAAAGCCCTGTCAAGCTGGGGTGTTCTTACAACTATAGGACGATTCGTATACCTGCGAATTTCTACGATAGATTCATAGGCCCACTTTTCAATGCTGGCTCCGCGAAGCGACGCATCTGTTGGAAGTTGTAACGGTAAAATTATCGGCCCATTCGGTTTATAGTTCCAGGACTTAAGATCAATATTAAACCAGGACTTAACTTTCTGCCAACGTGAGCTATCGCAATCAGCATTGTTAAAATCTCCTGTATCTGCAAGAAAGCCATTAATTCCAATACGATACCACGTATCGTTCATGGCTTCTTTAACTTTTTGTCTACCAATGAGAGGTGTCTCCATTACTACAAAATTTTTAGCATTAGAGACTATGTTATTTTTAACCTCGTGATGGCGAGCCTTCATATTTTTCCACGAGCCAAAGAAGACTGCTACATCGCAGTCTTCATACTCAGTTCCAGAGTTAACACATACATAATCTCCAGATAGACTTGCGCCTTCTGCAAATTTTAGGAGGTCTCTTTCAAACTGAGGAGCATTTGCTGATGCAGTAAATACGACTACTTTCATACTAAGAAGTTCACTACACTAGAATTTGTGACAGTAGATACTACACCGTTTCTATCGTATGTAGTTACTGTGTATGTTGTTTTATTTACTTTATGCTCTCCTTCTGCAACCTTTGTTACTCGCTCTATTGTATAGGCACGATCGGTTACACGAGGCAGGGATGTTACTGGTGGGATGGAATCCATTGTGTCTCCGTTATTCTTCTTTCAATATCATCTTCGGTGCAGTTAGTACCGTATTGAATTTCAATTATTTTTAGAGGGGTTTGTTCTTTGTTGCAAAGCTGATGCCATGTACCTACTGGAATCTCCACCTGCTGATGTCTGCGTAGTGTTTGAACAGGTCGAGGCCCATTAGTTCCTCTAAAGACAACAGTTGCAACTCCTCTATGTACGAACCAATGCTCAGATCGGTTCGCATGTCGCTGCATGGATAGAGATTTGCCTGGATCAACTGTAAGTTCTTTTACTTTTAGTTGCTCTCCGGACTCGTGCAGTACACGATAATATCCCCAAGCACGCTTAGTTTTCATTTTATTTTCCTATCTTATCAATGTCGTCAGCAGGAATAACTTGATACGCTCCCTTATTGTAAGGAATGCTTATCGTGTATTGTTTGCTGATCTCTTTCTTAAACTCTAAGTTCCTGTCAGGCGTCCAAGGCGCCAGCTTAAAAGGCTTAGCTTTGTGTTCGCTGACTTTTTTAGACCATTCATTTTGTAAAAAATTCTTATTTAACGGATCGACTTTCATTTCTTTAAATTCCGGACTTTTCTTTCTCTTAGAAACAAATCGTTTTCTTTTGCGACCACTAGGGGTGAAGTTATTACTGCCGTGTACAATCATAGGTTCTCCCAGTTATTTAGATCATATTATACTAAAAAATGATGTAAAAGTCAAGAACTATTATTTACAGAACACTACTCTTACGTTTTTTGGTAGGGTATCTAAAAAGCGTATGTTTGTAAACCCCGCCTCTATCAATAGGGCATTCAAGCTTTTTTGATCGTACCCACTCTTATGGATGTCCCATGTTTCAGTGTCTCCCTCCCTTTGCTTGCCCCAAAAACCTTCTTTAGCCCACTGAAAGTCGCTTCGTGAAAGCCACTGAGTAATATGAAACGACATGTTAGGTATAATCATTTCTATTTGCCCTTCGGGTTTAAGTATCTTTTTCCATGCTGCTAGTGTCTTAACCCCTTGCGAGAAAGTAAGATGCTCAAAAAAATGTCGAGAGTATATGTAATCTACGGTATCTTTCTCTACTATACTATCTATCTCCCAAGCGTTACATACGTAATCTACGCCAGGAAGGTCTCTAATATCAACCGTCTTACACCCCTCTCTTGTAGGAGTTTCTCCACATCCAAATTCTATTTCTAACATTCTAGATTCCTAAACATTAATCCTCTATTTCGAACAAATGCCTTTTTAGGGTTGGATATATTCATAGTACTAGACTCTCTTAGTTTTTTCGTCCACGTATCTTCATATGACAGTCCATAATCAAATAAGGTATCTATCCAATACTCCTTTTCTTGACAGTTAACATGGTGATGCCCCGGCCATCCTGGAGGTGCATACGTTATCATTACAGCCTTACACGCACGAAAGGCTTCAACATAGTTAGGAATAAACTCCTCGTAGACGTGTTCTACAAATTCACAGCTCCAACCAATATCGTACTTTTTTTCAGAAATGTAAGGACCCTCACAAAAATCATGTACTACAAACTTATTAGGATCAAAACGAGATACAGTGTAGTCCCCATCAATGCCTAAGCTCTCCATGCCATATGCCTGCGCTAGTTCTACCATTTTTCCAGGACCGCAGCCAATATCCAAAAAGCTTTTTGCGGAGAACTTATTTACGAAATATCGTAAAGCTCCTTTGTCTACGTGAGTTACTCCGCAGTGCCCACCTAAGTGATCTTCTAACATTTATTTTCCTTTATAAAAAGAAAGGAGCATTGCTGCTCCTTTCAGTCTGCAAGTCCCTGCAGCGGGTTATGGTCTTGCATCTCGCGCCATAAGCGAGGACTACGAGTAGTCTATTTGATTCATTTTTGTATGCCGCTTTAATATCGCTACATCAAGTTTGTCGGAATCTAAGTCGTAAGCCTCTACAACTTCGTCGCACATTGCAATTACATCCCCCATCTCACTAATCAGATTGTCTAGGTACTTCTTCTCAGATGTCCCATGTCTTATTACTTTAGAGCATGCTTGAACTAGCTCTCCACACTCTTCCATGCAAATTACAAGTTTTGAAATCTTATCTAATCCCATTCGTCCCTTCTTAGTTCAATTTTTAATGTATAGTTAAGAAAGTGTATACTAATAGACCTCCATACTACAACGCCAATACTTTCTCTTTTATATTCTATACAAGGAGTTATAAATAGTTTATAATCTTTTTTACTAACATATGACTTTTGCAAACGATAGTTAATCACTCATCTCTCCCAAAAGGTAGTTTATCAAAAAGACTTTTCTTTTCTTTTGGTTCGTTTAATTTTTCTACGTCTCTGTTTACTTCCTTGATTTCAGTATTTGCATCTTCTATCACAGAGTTAGCATCTTTATAATACCTTTCATACGCAGCAATAATTATTTTTTGTTGCTGAACATACGCTCTTAAATCAGAGAGATTTAATGCAAGTTCTTGATATCCTTCGTCTGTCAACGCAAAGAAGACTACAGGTCTTCCTTTTTTTGCTATTTTTTCTAGATTTTCTGCAAAATTATCCTCAGTAATTAAAGTCCATTTTATAGGACGAAAATACAATACATCAGCTTCTGGCAGTACCAGCTCTGGTACTTTTACTGGCTTTGCAGATATTTGTATTTGCTGAGGGGGGTTGCTACTACAGCTACTTAGTAGAAGTCCAAAGCCAAGGGCACTCGCTATTAAACTGTTTTGCACTGGTTGCTCCTTTCTCTTGTTCTGTTAGCTCAGAACCAGACAATATTTCAAAACATCTTCCCGCTTTTGTAGATGCATTATTTATAATAGGCTCAACTAAACCCGGCTTAGCCGCTGCAAGATTAGCTAGATCATGTCGAGCAAGTTTTTTTGATAGAACACTATTTTGTGCCCTAGTTTTTGCAAAGTCACCATTTACCCGAGTAAGTTCTTCACTAGCTTTTTTCATTCCTTCTTGCAGCACACGAACAGTCTCTTCATTTGTTTTTACTGCTACTTCTAGTTTTGCGTTATTTTCATTCAAAACTTTTATAGTTTCTTGAGAACTATTGTAGTACCAATAAAAAGCACTAATCGTTAAAGCTGTTGTCATGAAAAACATACCTGTCAGATTCATAAGATTCTCCTACCCATGGCCTCATTTCTGAAATAAGTCCAGGCAGCTACAAGATCCTTCCTATCATGCTCTCTATGCTGTATGCCTTTAGGTATACCCCAAGAAGGCTTCCAGGGTTGAGTTTCCATTCTAGTAAAATGTAGATGCCAAATTTCGCTAATCGGGAGTCCTTCTCCATCCAAGCAATTCCATCTAGGATCCATTGGCTGTGCTAGACCACACATTTGTCGATATATCTCGTTTCCGTAGTTTGGCCTCTCGCGTATTTCTGATACAGGAAGTAAGTGCTCTTTCATCTTTGCATTGTCAAACACGATAACACAAGTTCTATCTGTACGACAAGCTAGCGGAGCTCCTTGCAGATCCATTGTGAACAATTCATTTATATCTCGAAAGTTTAATTGATCCACATCCATATAGATCGCTCTACCCTCAAAGTTACAAACTTCTGGTATAGCCCACCTTAGATTTGTAAATGGTGTCCACCAAGTTTGATCTTTGAATCGTCCAAAAGGATTATCAGGATCGTCTGTATTCCTCATAAAGTGTATATCTAAAGGAAATGACGTATGTAGATTCAAAGAATAACTAAGAGCTAGTTCAGCTTCTGTATCTTCCCCGTTCTTCGAGGTACCTACAAAAATCTTAATCGCCATCGTAGTTTAATTCTGTCATTGCTTGTTGCTTCAGCTTTTGATCCCAATGAGAATCTAAAAGCTCACGGTACTTTTGTTTGTATTCGTTATTATCTACCGCCTCTCTGTACTTTTGTTTGTATAGAAGTAGCTCTTCCTCAAGAGTTTCTATAAGACTATCCGCTATTGCTAGTTGACTCTGTAATTCCATTACATTCTTATGTATTCCAGCCATTAGTATTTATCCTTTTTGAGATTCATTTCTTTTTGTTTTCTTTTAGAACGAAGAGTTCCTTCCATTTTCTTTCTTCGTCGACGTTCACTAGGTTTTTCATAGTACTGCTTACTTCTATATATTTCTAGCTTATTATCTTCATGAAGCTGTCTTTTTAGTTTAGACAGTGCTCTGCCTACATTAGTTCCTTTTACTTGCAAACTTATTCCTTGTAAAAAATATGATCGTCAATTTGTACGATCTTATTTAGTGATTCTTTCCAGTACGGGGATACCGTAACACTGTGATAATGGGTGCTTCCTTGGGTTAGCTCTCTGGTACCGTTGTTGATCATATGCTGAGCAATTCTTATAGAGGCAGTCCAAGATTTAGCATCTTTAGGGTAATCAGATCTACCGTCACAGTACCAGCTAAACTGGCACTTATTTATTATTATTCGCCCAAAGCTCTGTTGAGCTTGTTTAACAACAGAGCATATTGTATTAGGGTATCTTTCGTCCTTGACTCTGTTGAATACTACTTCAGCTACAGCCTCTTTGCCTAGATCCGATTGGTTTCTAGCTTCAAAGTATATATTCTGGGCTAAACAAATTATATTCTCTATCTTAGAGGTAGGTGTTTCAGAATATGCCATTATAGGCATGAAAAGACTTACCAGAAGCAGCCCTTTCATGTCTCTAGTTGTGCATTTTCCATTAATTTTGCTAGCTTATTAGCTACTCCCATATCGTTGTCTACCATAACTTCTATAAACTTAACAATCCATGCAAAATCGTATACAAACTGAGGGTTTGAGGTATCTATACCTATCTCGGTTGCATGTTGACATAGTTCTACTGATAAAGAATCTGCAAGTCTTTTAGATTTTTGTACTCGAGTATGGTATTCTCCGGTAAACTCTAGTATATTACTCATAATTATCCTCTTCGTGTACTATTAAAAGCCCATCCTCTTTTTCTTAAATACTTTACCTGAGACTTGATAGCGTCAGGGCTTCTATTTAATTTTTCTGCACACTCCTGCACGGAGAGCTTGCCATAATTAAGTTTTAACCAACTTCTCTCTTTGTGCGTCCAATTCATACTGGTACTCTTTTAGGATTTCATTATTATCCCATAGTTAACAATGAATGTCAAGTATTTTTTTGAGGTTGGTTACGTATTTACGCGGTAACCTCAGAAAAAAATTACTTGACTTTTTATCTCACTTATGGGATAATATACTCCACTGTACGTAGTGTTTTTTGAGGACAGCAAGACTGTTCGGGTGGGCAGGTCGTATAGAATGCTCTACACTCCACTGACGGAGTGCTCTATACATGGGTATCAAAAAGAACGCCTGCCCTAAAAAGCAGGCTTTTCTTTTTAGCATATCGTAAATTATTCTTGACTTTTTGTTTCATATAATGTACAATGTATATCTTATGAAACAAAATGGAAAAATCACATGGCAAGTTTAGCATACTATTTATCCAACGTGCGACAGTGGCACGAAGACAGAAATCTGATTCACGGTAGTACCGATAAAGATCAGGTTTTGAAACTAATTCAGGAAATCGGAGAGCTGAGCGATAACGTCTGTAAACAAAAGGACATACGAGACGATATCGGGGATATTTTAGTTATTCTTATCAACATTATGGTTAGGAACGATTTAACCTTACAAGACTGTTTATCTGTAGCCTGGGCTGATATCAAAGATAGAAAGGGAAAGATGATTGATGGTATCTTTGTAAAGGAAGCAGACCTTTGACAGGAAAGAAGTATGATGGAGAGAAGCCACAAATGTATTTGCTTCCTCCAAAAGCAATTACAGAAGTAGCAAAAGTATTAACCTTCGGCGCTTCAAAGTACGGTCCAGAGAACTGGAGAAAATTAGATGACCTACAAAATAGGTACAGCAGTGCTGCTATGCGGCATATTTTTGCTCACATCGACGGCGGTGTACTAGACGAAGAAAGTGAGTTATCTCATTTAGCACACGCTATTTGTTGTTTATTATTCAAATTGGAGATAGAGTTAGAGAATGGCAAGAGTAAAGAAAAAAGACTACGAAAAGTTGACCGACTCCAATATTCAGAGAGTTATAGATATGATGGCCACGTCTACTACGGAGACGAAGCCGATAACAAAAAAGGAGGCCTGTGAGCTTCTAAACATTTCTTATAATACTAAACGCTTAAGTAGTATTATCGAAGAGTTTCAAGACAGAAAAGAATTTACTGCTAAAAGAAAAGCTGAAAATAGGGGTAAGCCTGCATCTGATTTTGAGATAAGAACAGTAGCCGAAAATTATTTAGAGGGCAGCGCTATTTCAGAGATAGCTAAAATGCTATTTAGATCCCCTGCTTTTGTAAAAAATATCGTAGATACCATAGGTATTCCTTCCAAAAGAGCTGCAGACGACCTAGAGGTAGGCTTGCTGCCAGAAGAGTGTGTATCGGAAGAGTTTTCTCCAGGGGAGATAGTATGGAGCTCTCATTACAATGCTGCAGCTAAGATCGTACAAGAAGATACAAATATTGATTATGAAAGTAAGTACGGATCAAAGTGCTATAGGATCTATGTAATGGAGCCTTTAGTCCATAATCCGGAGAGCTACTTTGGAGATGTACGAGGAGGCTTTAATGCCGCTCAGTGCGCCCATGATTTAGGCAAGCTAGAACACCTCAGTAAATACGGACTTAATCTGGGTCGATTGGAAGATGCATGACGTTTGTAGATCAGTTTATTTTATATTATTCAGCTTTTTGTGTTTCAGGAGCAATAGTTTGCTACATAAGACTATTTATTCCCTCTTGGCAATTACTCGCTGAAGTACTAAATACCAAACTGAGTTGGTTTTCAAATGTTATAGTATCAGTTTCCTTTATAGGCTTGTGTTTAATTTTAGGGCCTGGAATGCTATTCATACTTAAAGACAGAGAGGCTTTCATACAAAACTACGTTAAAAACTTTTTGGAAAAATAATGTCAGAGAATTATATAGTAACAAGCTTGAATAAAAAATTACTAGATAAGTATGCTCACCGATTCCTAGATACTTATATTGAACATAACATACCCGCAGATTTGTACGTCTATGTAGAGGATGACTTATCAAACTATATAGGCTATCATAATACAAATATAAAATTTATTAACTTATTCCAAAAAGACTTTGAGTCTTGGTGCTTTGTACAGAGACACTCAAAGAATAAAGTTGTAGATTACAGGTGGGATGCAGTTAGATTTTGTTACAAAGTTTTTGCTCAATACTTAGGGGCATCTAATCCTGGTAAGAGGATGTTTTGGATAGATGCAGATTGTATCTTTGTAAAACCTATGGCTGAAAAATGGTTTTCGGATATTTTAGATAATTCGATGGTAGCTTTTTTTGACAGGCCAAATTTTTATACTGAATGCGGCTTTATAGGATACGATACTTCTATGCCTGGATGCAAAATCTTTTTAGAAGAATTTCGCAGAATGTATATTAGTGACGATATATTCAAAGAAGCAGAGCTTCACGATAGTTATATTTTTGACAGAGTAAGAGATAAAGCCAGTGCTATGATAGGAAATACCTACACAGAAACTAAACTAGGGAATCCAGAGGGGGACTTGCACATAATGGCAAGATGTCCTCAAGTCTCCCCGTATATAGACCATAAGAAGGGCCTTAGAAAATCTAAAGAACATTCGCCAGAGTGGGTAAAGTTTAATAATGATTGATAACCTATTAAAAGCTATGGAGAAAGGTCCGGTACATATAGTTTTTACTAGTTTATCCTCTGGTAGAGAAATAAAAGAAGTATATACGCTAGTAGGTGTTCCTGTGCCACAGAATCCTAGTAGTAATAAAATTGTAGCAAGGCATGTAGAGTCTGGCGAATACGAAGATATAGAAAAAGATACAATCACGCGGTGGAGTCTGTCAATAGCCCATCCGGATATGCAAAGAGGTAGCTCTCTTTAAACTGCTTAATTTTAAAGGTACCGAAAGGGCCGCGCAGTATTCCGAAAGGGTACAATGGAGAAACTAATGACTATTAATAATATTCAAGACTTAGAGAAATTTTTTGTAGGATACACGGACTTACCTACTGTATCTACAAATGCACACCCACGGTTTAATATATTTAAACTAAAAGATAGTGGATATCAAATAGATATTGCTGTACCAGGTCTTACAAAAGATCAGGTTTCAATAACTCATCACAAAGATACGTTACATATTAAAGGGGAGAAAATCTCCGATGGTACGCCGGGTATCTCAACTATTCATAGAGGATTTAGTGGCAAGGGATTTGAGAGGTCTTTCAAAGTTGATGCCGATTTAGAAGTATCTAAGGCTCAGCTGACTAATGGAGTATTAACAATACTACTTAATCACTCAGAAGCAACTAAACCTATTCAAGTAACCATTGGATAGTACAGTCGGGGGCCTTGCGCCCCCTTTTCAAGGATTTGTATGAAACAAAGAACTCGTATGAAATTGGAAGAAAAATTGGAGCATCAACAACAAGAATTACTTTTTCAACAAAAAAGAATTCAAGACCAAAACAAAATAATCCAGCAAGTGCTTGAAGCAGAGGCTCCTTTGTTCAAAGATATTTGCCCTTCCTGCGGAGGTGAAGGCTGCACTTGTCGTAGATGGAATTGGTATGGAGAAAATGAATGAACACAGATAGAGTATATGAACAACTCAAGATTGACGAAGGAGTCAAGTATGAAATTTACAGAGACCATTTGGGGTATCCTACTTTTGGAGTCGGGCATCTAGTTACTCCTGACGATGATGAATACGGAGAGCCTGATGGCACCCCCGTAAGCGAGGAAAGAGTACATTCAGTATTTATAAATGACCTGCACACGGCAGTACGAGAGTGTTTGATTCTATATCGAGAGTCGTATTTTGAAGAATGGCCTAGCGAAGTACAAGAGATTCTAGTAAACATGATGTTTAACCTAGGCCGCCCTCGTTTGTCAAAGTTTAAAAAGATGCAG